TATCCAGCAGAATATTCTTATCTAGTTGGAGACGAAGACAGATTGGTGTATGTTGCCAATCTCATTACAAAAGTTTCGCTTACTGGTAATGTTTTAGTGTTGATTGGAAGAAAAGAAACTGGCAAAGTTTTACAAAGTATGATTCCTGGTAGTGTATTTTTATCGGGAGCAACAAAATCTAAAGATCGGCGTGAACATTATGATGAGGTTGCGATTAGTAATAGCAAAGTCATTATTGCAACATCGGGAATCGCGGCTGTTGGAATTGATATTCCTCGATTGAACCATCTGATAATTTTTGAAGCTGGAAAGAGTTTTGTTCGTACTATTCAAAGCGTGGGTAGAGCATTGCGTACAGCATTTGATAAGAATCACGCAACCATTTGGGATATTTGCAGTACTTGTAGATTCTCTAAAAGACATTTAACCAACAGAAAAAAATTTTACAACGACCAAAAATTTCCATTTAATATTCAAAAAGTGCTTTACTAAATAGATTGACTATATTTGTCAAAAGGGTTATACTTATATTATGCTTATCCTAAACGAAACAAATACTCCTGTAGATTTAAATCTCATACCAAATCAGTGTGATATTTATTTTTGGGTGTTTGACAATTCGGCGGGAGCCAAAGATTATTTTTGCGTTCCACTTATTATGCTAGAAAGTTTTTATGCCCCAACAATCAAATTACGATTAACCAGCAACACAACACGAAAAAATCCAAAACAGTATTTTATTAATGTTCCTGCTGATTATCAAATTTTGATTGGAGAGGCATCCACTGGAAATCTTGAAATCAATCCAGTCACAAGTTTAAGTGGACGAGGATTCAATGCTTTCACAACAAATCCACTATCAAGTTTCATGGCCGAATACTTTCAAGTGGATGTTGAAGATGTACTTCCATCCATAAAATGGTTTTTACCAAAAATGAAAACTGGTCAAATTTTATGTATTCCATTTGAAAATATTCCCAAACCAAAATGTATTTACTTGGTTCGTGATATGCCAAAGTCCTTAGAAATAATTCAAAATACGAATGCGTGGTAAATGATCCGTTAGCTATTCTTGTAGCCACCATTTTGACTTACAAAATTTTCTTTTTAAATTCTGTTTTTGGAGAATAATGATGACCTTTGTTGGATTTTGAAATTTTATCTTTTGTTTCTTGAGATAATTTTTTACCAATTTTTGGATTATTTTGAAATCTAAATTTTTGAGCGTCGGACATTTTCTTTTTAACTTCATCTGATCTACGGCCATGACCACCTTTATTTCCCAATGCATTTTGATTACCTTTTTTAGATTCGGCCATTTTTTGTCTAGTAATCTCTGACATATTTTGTCTTGTTATTGACATTTGTTTTCGAGATTCATCCGAATGTTTATATCCACTCACACCGTCACCGCCACTAGTTCTATTACGAAGGTTTCCAGTTTTTATGTCAATACGACCATATAGATGAATAAGTAATATCTCAAGTTGAAGGGCATCTGCTTCATTCATATTTTTTAGATAAAATTTGGATTTGGTTTTTATCTTTTGGAACTGCGATTCCTTTTGGATGTTGTTTTTCAAATGCACGACGATTTTTTCCTTTACCAATATAATAAGGAGTTCCAATATCTCCATATTTTGATTTCTTAAAACGTAGATATTGATACACATAAAAAATTTTTTCTTGAGAAAATATGGCAGAATAAATATTCATAGCTGATTGCCTCCTTGGGCATTAGAGCAGTTGGATGTTTCTGCATCGCGAACTGCATATGTATTTATCGTTGACATAGCAAAAATAAGAGAGTAATATACAGATATGGGAACAAAATCTAAACGCGATTACAATGATCCACTATCAATATGGAATATAATGGCGGCGGCAGATAAAAAAGATTATGATTATTATGACAGACTTAATGACGATCAAAAAAAAGAATTTAGTCCTTACCTAATAATGCGATGGTTTTCCAATGTCGATGGTAATGGTGATATTTCAAAATATTATATTATTGCTGTAAATGAATTTGTAAATAATTGTTTGTGGGATATAAGTAAACATAAAAAATTATCGTGGCTTTGCATATGTTTTTCAAGTCCAAATGTAGGAAAGCAAAAACATGGATGGCTTGGGGCGGCAAAAGGAAAAAAGACAAATACACTCAAAAACAAGATAATGGAATTATTGCCCAACACCAAAGAAAGTGATATAGATTTATTAATGAAAGTTCATACTACGGAAGAGATAAAAGAATGGTTGAAACTACAGTGCGGGATAGAAGAAAAATCGCTAAAACTCCTGGCGTAAAAAAGGTAAAAATTCCACTGGCTCCAGCAGTTCTTGGGAAACGTGGAGCATTTCCTTGCAATTATTGTGGTAAAATATTCTCAACTGAAAAAATTGTCATCAACCATATGTGTGAGCAACGACGAAGATTTCAACAAAAGGATACTGCATTTGCCAGATTTGGATGTGAAGCATTTATTACGATCTATCAAACAATTTCTGGAAAGGATGCAAAGAAAACAGAAGAAGATTTTAGAAAGAGTACATTGTACCTTGCATGTATGCGATGGGGACATTTTGTAGTGGATATCAAATGTTTTCAACCAAAGCAATATCTACATTGGTTACTAAAACGAAATATTCCAATTGACAACTGGGATAATGATCAAATTTATGATTGTTGGTTGCAAGATTATGTCTTCATTGAACCAGCGTGGGATGCGTTTGAACGTTCCATAAAGAATATGATAGCGTGGGGTGAAGAAACTTCTCAACCCTATGAAAATTATTTCAAAACGGCCGGAACTGCAAGAATTATTACTGATATTAGAAAAATTGCTGTGAGTGGGTGGTCTGTTTTTAGTAGTGACTCTGGAAAAACTTGGGTTGGTGAATTGGAACTAGGAGATTGGAATTTAGTTTTGGCGTGGCTAAATCCGGATCGTTGGGCAATTCAACTTACAAAATATCCAGTAGAAGTTGAAAAGTTTTCAAAAATGTGTAAAGAAGCTGGTTTATAATGCACACAGATATTGACATTGATTTTGCTGATCGTAACGAAATTCTATCGTTCATTGATTATACTTCTGCTATACTTGAAGATGGGGTGAAACACAATACAGGAATTTACGCGACGGCCATTCCACAGAATCCAATAACAGGATTTGCAAGTATCAATTACAAAAAAGCCGAAGACCTTGGATATTTTAAGTTGGATTTGCTAAACCAATCGGTCTATAAATTGGTGAAGACTCCAACTCATTTAGAGCAACTTTTAGAAAAAGAACCCAATTGGAGTAAACTACGAGATAAAAATTTTGTTGGCAAGCTAGTTCATATCGGAAATTATGCAGATATGATTCAGCATCTTCCAGAACCGATTGATAGTATTGAAAAACTTTCAATGTTTTTATCTATCATTAGACCTGGAAAGAAACATCTCCAAGGATTGCCTTGGAACATTATTGAAAAAACAGTATGGGATCGCGAAGATGTTGATGGTTATTCATTCAAACGATCACACGCTCTTTCGTATAGTATTTTAGTAACACTACATATGGCAATTTTAGAAGAACAGGGAGTGTAGATTATGGAATTTTCTCGGTGTAAAGTAACAGCGAAAAAGATGAACGATCATCGCTGTAAGAATCAACGCACAGGCGTAATGATTGTGATGGAAGACTTCCGATGTAAAAATCTAAGTAATCAGAATGTACTTGAAATTGAAGATAGCCGATGCAATAGAATTGGGGTGAAGACGGAAGACCCTCGATGCCAGAATCTTCGTAATTGGTAAAAGGAAACAGAAATGATAATATCAGAAAAATGGGATAGAAAGTATCTTGAGTTGGCAAAATATATTGCTAATGCATGGTCAAAAGACCCATCTACAAAAGTTGGGGCGGTATTGGTAAACTATGAACATAAACGAGAATTTCTTGGATACAATGGATTTCCTTATGGTGTTGATGATAGTGAAGAACGCTATAATGATCGTGAATTGAAATACAAACTTGTAGTTCATGCTGAAGTTAACGCGATTTTGAAAGCTGGTATGTTAGCTAAAGGATCAACGCTGTATGTTTATCCAAGTTTTTCACTTCCACCGATTTGCGATAGCTGTGCAAAATTAGCAATTCAAAGTGGAGTAAAAGAAGTAGTTGGTTATCTTGCTGATCCTAACGATCCACGAGTAAAAAGATGGGCAGAGTCAATTGCTCTTTCAGCAATGATGTTCAACGAAGCAGGAATCACCTGGAGAGGTTTAGAAGAATGAATTGGAACGCTTTAAGTTGTATCATTGACGCCTTCATATTTACTCTATTGATAATCTGGATGACATTAGATAGATGTAATATTTACTTTAGAAAATAAGGATGAGAAATGAAAATTATTAAACAGTCAGTACTTATTAAAAATACTGAATGGCTAACACGAGCATTACAAGGCATTGAATACGCCGCAAGAATCAGCCACCGTTCAGAAGACGGTCAAACAGAAAGTTCCGCTGAAAAATTTATACAAACAGTAGTCATTGATCGCGGAGATTGGTCAGTAGTTGAACACGTCCATGCTCAAGTAGAATTTGTAGTTGATCGTGGAATTACTCACGAAATTGTTCGTCATAGACTCTTTTCGTATACGCAGGAAAGTACAAGATTTGTAAATTACAAAAAGAAAATGCCTCCGCTATTCATCTATCCTCAAGTTGGTGTAGAATGCCCACATTGCTTGGCTGGAGACGAACCAGCAAAAAGACGAATTGGCTTTGATATTTGGGAACACTATATTGATAATCCAATCAAGGGTTTATATCCAGAAACTATTCCATGCGTATATAACAATGCTTGGCTGGATACAATTAATCAAGATGAAATTGCATACAAACAATTACTTGATGATGGATGGCGACCACAAGAGGCCCGATCTGTTTTGCCAAACGCATTGAGTAGTAAGCTTTTAATGACCGGAAATTTAAGAAATTGGCGACACTTTTTTCTAATGCGTAGCACAAAGCAAGCTCATCCACAAATGCGAGAAGTTGTAATTCCACTTCTTGCACAATTCAAGGAATTGGTTCCAGTATTGTTTGACGATATCAATCCAGATTCTTCGCAAATTGAAAATGTAAGGAAAGGTGGATAATGGCTAAAATTCAAATCAGATTCTTGTCACAAAAGGATTTTATATCCACAGTTATTGAATTTGTCGAGGGAGGCAGTGAGTTCTGCCATGTTGAGTTCGTTTTCTCTAAAGATGAACAAACAGCGCTCGGTATTGCAGGGCCATATGTTGGCTCACACTCTGATGCTGGTATACAAGCATACAATGATTCCTATTATGTGGGTGGAAAAACGATTACCCGCGAACGTAATTATAGCCTGTCAGTCACCGACGAACAGTACGTTACAATTACAAGTTTTATAAAATCCAGAATAGGAGCAGAGTATGATTTCCAGGATATTCTTGGTATTATGCTTCACAAAGATTGGCACACAGCAAATCGTTTTATCTGTTCTGCATTCGTAATAGCCGCGCTTTGGGCGGGTGGTGTACAAATGCTGAATGTTCTACCAGGATATCAATATAAGGTAACTCCAGAATCAGCTCATCTTTCATCTTTATTAATTGGCAACTGGTGTTCGTATTAAAAAGGAGAACCATAAATGATCGCTGCTGGCACACTTTTTTACGCCTTATCAACAAAGAGATTCTTATTTCTTATGCGCAACAACACAAGAACTAAAAACACTTGGGGATTAGTTGGCGGAAAAATAAACTCTCACGAGAATGTTGCTGAAGGATTGAAGCGAGAACTAACCGAAGAGATTGGCGAGTTCCCTCAAATTATTAAACAAATCCCTTTGGAAACTTTCACCAGTATGGATGATGAATTCAAATATCATTCATTCATTTTTGTAGTGGAAAAAGAATTTATTCCTATACTAAATGCAGAACACAGTGGATATGCGTGGACAGAGATTGAAAAGTATCCAAAACCATTACATCCAGGTATTTGGGCGAGTCTCAACACAGATGTAATTCTGGAAAAGATTAAGTTTGTTCAAGATTTAGGAAAGTAATTACTTTTTACCCATATTGCTTGAAAAAGATTTGAATATACCAGCAATTTTTGACGGTGAATAAACCACAGTAACCAGCATGGATGAAAACCATCCCAATTCCATTAAATTTGGTGGAATGGCATTATTTTTCACAACGAGATAGCTCACAAGACCAAGAGACACGGCAATAATAGTTAGCGAAGCTATTCTTGCTGTGCTACCATTTCCAAATTCAGACGAAACAACTGTTCTCCAAAAAGGTCGGTGCCAATTAGTGAGTTCGGTCTTATTTGTAGTTTTATGAATACTAACTGTAGAATCAGGTGTAGTTTCTTCAGTTTTTTCTTCAGTATTTTCGTTTGCCATGGTATCACCCATGACTATTTATAATTTGGTCACAAAAATAGGAAACCAAAATTGGTTTCCTATTTTGTAACGGTTATATCAACTTATAGGGTGTCGAGATAGGCCAATTTAACTGCGAGTGAATTATAATCACTTGGAATTGCTTGTTCCTTATACAACCAACGATATTGATTACCTTGATAGGTATTCAAATAATTCGCAGAAGTAATGGTCTTCACATATTCTGTTGCTGTGCCGCTATTACCTTCAATTGTAACTGTAGGATTTACATTTACAATACCGGCTGTGAGAACGACTACTGCACCAGTTGATACTGCTCCACTAACTACGGTTGGTTCAGTAAAGGTTGGGGCGGTTTTTGCACCATTTACAATAAATGTTGCATCGGTATAACCAGCACCACCAGTTGCTACAGTTGCAGATTCAACACCAAAGTTGAAGCCAATAACTGCACCTGCGCCATTGGCAGAATTAGTAGTTGTTGCAATTGCAGCGACATTGGCTGGAAGTACGGTATAGCCTTGTGTTCCAGCAACAGGAGCAGACACAGTTAGAACTGCGTTTGCACCATTTACAGTCAATACTTGAACATTGACAGCAGAAGTAAAAGTTCCACCAACCAAGGTAAGATAATCAAGTGCTGCATAACCAGTACCACCACTTATAATAGTGGTTGCTGAAATTCCTTTGAGTTTTGCTGAACCAGTAGCAGGAGTTGTTGGAATTGTACCAACTGGAAATACAGCAACATAAGATGTTCCGACAACAAGGTTGCCAGAGCCGTTGACAAATGTAGTAAGACTGCTACCATTTACTGTCGCGGCACGGAAACGATGTGGAGAATTTTGTTTAGTTAAATAACCTGCGGTTGAGCCAGAATCGGCTGGTCCGTATACAGTTGCTTGAATTTGATGTGGTGCTGTTGCACCAAGAAAACGCTGCGCATTAATTGGGCGTCCCATGATAATTACCTCAGAGGTTTAAACCTCTTACAAACGCGTGAAACGTTTATAAATCCACATTGCGTGAACACAGGTATTTATGTTTGAAAGAGAAAACTAGCCTTGTTTATATAAATACTGATACAGTTTGCTATAAGGATAAGATCATTATGCGATTTACTGAAGTAATTGCCGAAAACAAATTAAATGGAATCACGATCATTGACTTGGATCGTTTTTTGGAAAAAGGTTACCCAAAAAGCAATATTGACGCCGAAGATGAAGGTATTGTTGATGAAGATCAGCTAGACGAAGCAGAATTTGGTTTTGGTGCAAAACAGCGAGTAGCGCCAGAAGCAGAAATGCAAGATTATCTTGGTAGAATCAGAACAAAAACCAAAACCAAGCTTGATCCTTATACAATGCCATACATTCACGACAAAAAAATCAAGATCAAAAATCAAAATGGTCAAAATTATGATTTGGAAGCTTTGAAAAAAGCTATTATGAAGCGTCCATCCAGTTTACTAAAAAAGAATGAAAAAATGAAGCATAGTAATGGAACTGCTGATCAATATTATAATGTAGGTCTTCCTGCACTCAGAGGATTGGCTGTCAATGAAGAAACTGGTGAATTTGTTATTGTTGATACCTGTCCCGGCGCTGGTGCTTGTAAAACATTTTGTTATGCTATGAAGGGTAGTTACATTCAATATCCAGATGTGTTTATGAAGCAAACACAAACTTTGAATTTTTTGTTAAATGATCCAGAAGGATTTTCGGCACAACTAGCAAAAGAAATTAGGGATGTTATTGCCAAATGGGATAGATTTTCATTAAAGAGTAAGAAATCAACAGAACCAGTTGATGTTAGAGTTATCATAAGATTTCACGATTCCGGAGATTTTTTCAGCCCAGAATATATGAGAATGGCGTTTGCTGTTGCAAGACAGTTTCCAAACAATTTGTTCTATGCATACACCAAAGTTGCCGATGTTGCTAACTCTCAAGAGACGCCAGATAATTTTACCCTCAATTTTAGTGCCGGTGCATTATCAACACAAAGTAAATTGGTCAATATTACTGGCCCGAACGCTCGCAAATATAGTGAAGTTGTTCCTAAAGAATTGTTCTTTGACCTTATTGCTCGTAATGGCAATAAACTAATCAAAAATGCGGCTGGTGCAATTCAATTCAAAGGATTGACAGAATGGGATGAATTTAAAGATAGATTGGTTGAAAAATATCATATCAAAAAAGATTCTATTCTACCTTATTCAGAATTTATGAAAATGAAATTTGCTAAACAATTAGGTGATAAGCCATATTGGAATGTTGTAGTTATGCCAGGAGAAGGTGATGTTTCGGCTGCGGATAAACGTGACTGCGTTATTGGAACTTATTTAGTTTTTCACTAAACCATATGAAAGCAAAAGAATTTATTACCGAAGAAGTTGACGATGTTTTGTATCACGTTACTAAAACTACGTCAGTTCCATCCATACTCAAGAAGGGAATAAATCTTTTGCGAACTACAAATTGGGTTACGGCAGGAAGTAAAGAAAGATATGGTGCTGGTGAAATTTATGCTTTTGACCATCCAACAGATGCACAAAGATGGGCAGGGAAAATGGATTGGGAATTTTTTCAAGAACTTGGAAGTGGAAAAATATCCATTGTTGAATTTACCAAAGGACAAACAAAGTGGGAACAAGATAATAATGATCCAATGTCACAATTTGGCAAAAAAGGAAATTGGTTAAAATCCAATGATGGCATTCCAGCGAATCAGATAATAAAAGCTTATCCATTTACACAAGAAATGGCACGAGCATTAGTAAATCAGCTTTAAGGAGCAACAATGAAAATAATTGAAGTAATTTCCGAAGAAGTTATGGGACAACATCTTCTAACTGATGCTTTCACCAGCGAAGACGATATGAAGGGAAAAATTGTTCAAACCCTTGACGGTGTTCTTAATTCATATAGAAAAAATTCTCCCAAGGTACATGGCAGAGTAGCATTCAGTAATCAAATGGCTGAGACTATTTTGGCGCTTGTTCTGAAGATGATGATCGCTGAATATAAAATTTATAGCAGAGATGAAGCTGAAAAACTGGACTCTTTTATTCATAAATTTATTTCTTTAGCCTATCTTGAATTCAAATTGAACGACATCATAGCATAAGAGGAATTATGAATCAAGATAGAGTTCCATTTTTTTATGTAGTTACCCACAAGATTACTAAAAAAAGATATGCGGGAATTAAATATAGTATTGGATGCCATCCAAATGATCTATGGATATCATATTTTACGTCGAGTAATTTTATACATCAAATAATAAAAATGGAAGGCAAAAATATTTTTGATTTTCAAGTTCGAAAAACTTTTAATTCAATCACTGAATGTCAAAAATATGAAAATAGGTTTCTAAAACGAATAAATGCAGCCAATAACGAGAATTGGTATAATAAGCATAATGGTGGTAAAAATTTTCTTTATGTTAAACCGGGTAGAATATGGGTCAATAATAACAAAACACAAACTTTGATAGACCCAGCCGAGTTGAACCTATATCTTTCTAATGGTTATGCTCTTGGTATGTTTGAGCACCTTAAAACACAAAGAGCTAATCATACGCACTCTTGTAAAGATAGAGTGTGGGTTAAAAATCAAGAAACAGGAATATGCAAAAGAATTTTTATATCTGATACAGAAAAATACATACAAATTGGATATGAAATTGGAAGATTTTCTCAAACTATAGCCGAAGTGGAAAAGCGAAGAAATAAAATGAAGGGTAGGTTTCATATTACTCATCCAACTACCAAAGAAGAAAAAATGATTTTTGAAAAGAATTGGACTATTTATAAAAACAAAGGATTTATAAAAGGTTCTTTACTAAGCCAGAAAAAAGGAAAAAGATCGGGAATAAAAGGATACATCAGAATAAATAATGGAGTTAAAGAAAAAATAGTTCCATCAGAAAAATTAAATTTTTACATTGATACTGGATATCATACAGGTAGACTACAAAATGAGAGCATATGAGCTAATAGAATCATCTAGTTACATCCCACAAAATGAATATGAAGCGCATGATCCTCGTTGGGAAATGGCATTGAGTTGTGATATTCATCCTGGTGAAGATATACGCCAAGCGGCAAAATTCAAATTCAAACTTGGAAAGGGCGGAATTCCTCCATTACTCCGAGTCGATGGCAAAATAACAGAATCAAAGGATAAATTTACAAAGAAAACTGATTTTCGTTTCAAAAAAGGTGCATTATTAATGCAACGAGTTGGCGAAATCAATGCCCAAAAACAAAATCACGATAACTCCAAACTTCCAGTTAAAAGAGGAATGTGGGCATTCCCCTATCCAGCAATGGATTTGTTTTTTGCTATTCATAAGATTGAACCAATGTTGCCAGAAAAATTAAGGTCTAACAATATCATGGCGCAGTATGACAAAATATCACGCGAAGAATATCAAGCGTTATGGGATGAAAGAGATAAAGAAATTTCTAAGAAAAAAGCAAAAATTAGACCAAAAACTTTTTGGTGGAATAAACCCGTATATAGTCATATCGCACCAAAAGGAATGCAAAATGACGGCCAATCATGGTATTTATGGACAGATTTAAAAGCTTGGGCTAAAGAGGCAAACAAATCTATGGTAGCACGCGATGAATTGCATTCTTTCGGATTAAAACCCAACCCCAACGAACAAGGATTCCGTACTTATACTGTTGATCATCTTGAATTATTTTTACCAGAAAAAGCCGAAATTACAAATTATGGCGTGCAGGATAAAAAAGTAATAGAATCTTCAGAAAAAATTATTCCAATTGAAAATTCAAATCTTACATTCTTATCAACCCAGAAAAAAATTGCGTGGGATATGCTTGGTACAACCTTTGCTGGTGCGGCATCAAACGCCCTTCAAAAGTTTATTATGGCACATCCGGAAATCGAACATTATTTGATCACTTCACAACCACACGATAATGATCTAATTAAAAATGTTGCTTGGGATTTTCATGGATCATTGATTGGACTTAAAAATTTTACTCAGATTATTGGTTCTGATCCTCAAAAATATGGAATAGGTATACGGCAGTTAAAAATGCGATATCACAAACTAATAGACGGTCCATATTCGGAATTTGAAAATTATGTTATAAACTTCAAACCGTTAGTATGCAAAGATTATGGCATTTCTGTATTAGTAGATGATGACGCTGGTTGGCAATCTGGTTGTCAAAAATATAATATAAAATTAATTGATCCAATGAATTGTATTCCAAAACAACTAGTGCCACCAAAAGGATTTGGTAGCACTATTGTATTTCCTAAAAATAATCCATTTCAAACCAAATTTACAGACTTTACTAGTCTTGACAAAAAGAAATAATTATTTCTTTGCTCTTGCCAACCAATTTGTCAAATATTTTTGATCGGCTGGATTTCTAGCAACGATTGCTTCATAATGTTCGCAACGAACAGTTTGAAATGCGTTGACAAGATCAACAGGATTACATGCATTCGTAGCATCCAATGTATTTGGCCCCCATCCTCCGTCAATAACTAAACTACCACCAATTGAATTGACTGCTTTTTGTAAGATGATAATGCCAGCACCCGCTCCCATATTTACAGATGCATCAAATACACGCATAGAAACGGCATCAGAAATTAATTGAGCGAACCAAGAATTCCAGAATATTGTTTGATAAAAATTTGCTACTGCTGGCCCACGCTGGTTTTGCGGAAGTGCGGCAATTGCCGCATACTGCGTCGGAAACGCAGCAGAATTAATTCCGCTAATTGCAAACGCTCCTACGGGCGCGTCCGGAACTATGGCATGGGCCTGAGTAGCGTCTTCATTCAACATCATAAAATTATACGCTGTTTGAAATAAAGCCATATTACCTCTTAGTGAATTTGATTAATATCTGCGGTGATTTGTGCAAGACTGAATCCTGCTGGATCAACACCTTGTGCAGCGAAAAAGTCTTCACCAACCAAGGCATACGATTCATCAACATACTTATTCCAATATGGAATAGTCATTTGATACACCGAACCCCACGAAATAAAAGTAATAAGCGTTTCATTATAACCAACAACAAAAACACAATGACCACCATCTATACCACCATCATTTGCAACTATATCCCATACTTGTGGAATATTATTCATGATAAAATTTGGAACATCCATACCGATATAGATACCACCAAATAAATTAATTGCTTGCTTGACTTCTGTAATATTTTGTGGATTGACTGAGGCAAAAGCGGCGATCTTATGTCCACCAAATCCATCAGCTTTCCAACTCTTGAGAACATTGAGTTCAATACCGCCTTGATCTGTTGAAGGATCGGAAGGATTATATCCATCCCAAGCTTCGTATGCTGCCAAAACAGTGCTATCTGAAACAGTAATTTCGTTTCCAAGATTTGCGCTCCATGTTTGAACCGCATGACCACAACCAGCGATGGTACAATCACCAAGTTGGTCGTTTAACATAACTCCCCAACTTGAAATTTGTTTTGACCAGCTTACGGCTGGTGGTGGAACTGGCAAAGTTGGTGCCAAATAGGTACCCAACTTGACTGTACGTGAATCTACTACTACTGCTTTACGTCCTAAAAAACGATTTGCTATTGTCATAATTCTCCTTGAATCTTATATATTTATCCTTTTACGTTCCATACGCATAGTATGCATGAATGATTGATGAATTTGCTGGTGCTGAAGCAAACGCAATATTTTGGTTGGTGCCGCCGGAAATGGTATAATCAATATTGATGGTGAGAGGACTACTATTAATATTCATAGTAAGCGTTAATGGATCAACTGTTCCATTTGCCAAAGTAAAATTCTTGTTAACACCATTGACAAGACCAGCGGGAACTTCTTGACCTGAAAAACTAATGTTGGAAATATTAGCTGTTTGCCATGGTTGCCCAGTTTGTGGACTTACAGTATTGCCAACAACATTCAATGGACGAAAACTATTTGTGCCAACTTTTTGACGCTCAACACCAGCAATGACCGAGAGTTTGTAATATCCTCGCTGATCTTGTGGCAGAGCGTTAAGATTTGCGTTCCAAGAAGTTTTGTAAGTATTGTTCATTTAATCCTCTTATCTAATCAAGGTGCCTATCTTCCACAACAGGTTAAGAGTTGATGCTATTTTTTGTTTGATCGTCATCTTCTTTGGATCATCAATCGCGTGTTCCAAATGTGTTGTTACCTTGTTTGCATTTGTTGCTGTTCCCTCAACTTGCACAGAAGTATCGGCCCAGGCCGCGACACTCTTTTTGATATCTGGATTATTTATCTGATCATCTGCGTCCACGAGAATTTTATCCAATTTATCAATCAAATCTGGAAATTTCTTCTCTGAATCGTTTGCTGAATTTAAACTTGTTGTTGCCGCCTTGGTTGTGTCCTGCAAATTACTCACTTCAACATTAGCATTTACTAAAATTTTATGAAGATCGGTAAAAAGCGTAAGTTCTTGACTGTCTATTGTCGATAACTGCCTTTCTTCATGATTCAACACGCCATTTGTCTGCTTCATAAGTGCATCAGCACCAAAAATGACTTGATTTAAACCAGCAAGAGTTCCAGTTCTTTCACGATTAATCAATGTCAAAGCAGTTTGTATTTGTATTGCATCACTATTGATAGTGGTCACCGTCTCATTGAAATTCTTGCCGACGATGAAAGCACCGACACACAAGAATATCAAGGAAGCCATGATTACAATATGAGTTGCAATTAAAGTTTTGTGATATATTCGCAAATACTCCATACTAACCCTCTATGGTATTTAGCCAAAAGGAAAACCCAGCCATTATAGCTGGGTTTTGGTTAGTCTTCGTATTGTTGTTCCCAATCGGCGTCAATTCGTTTTAGAGCCTTTCTTCGTTGTTTGTTATCTCTTTTCTTAGAAGCTCTCTCATAAGAACACATCCTACAATGATTCGGATCACAAGTGAAGTTCCACTTTGAATATATTCCCCAATTTATGACCCATTCTTCTATGTTAAGAGTTGAATCGTTACGCATCCATTCTAAAAGGTAATCCATACTGACAAGTGGATTTACAACCTTTTTTAGAAATTCATGATGAGTTGATCTTAGATATGAATGCCAGATATGTTCATAGATAAAACGACGATATGCGATAATTTGTGCGCGATTGTTCCTTCGTTCGACACGAGTGATTGGATGATTCATGGTCCTGCCCCCTATGTGCAGTGTGCTACTTGTCTAGCATAGCCATGATATCTCCTTTTCTTTTCATTGAATTTTTGTATTGTTCATTTTCAGGGTTAAAAAATTTATCAATCAACTCAGCACGATCAGCATCTATTGTTGGTGCTTGCGCTAATCCACCCAACATATTTGATTTTTTGATGGCGTGAAGAGGATCATCAGGAGCAATATAACAATCATTGTCCTGAGCATAATCCAAGTTTTGAGTTGTGATCCTAATCTGTCTCATATAAGTTATCTAGTATTATTTTCAGCCCATAATTCTAATTTACGAGCAAGTTTTATATAATCCTTTTTATCATTCTTACGAACACCTTTGATGAGTATCCGACCAACAGCTTTGGCTTCATTGCTACTGTGAACTAACATTTTGGTTCGGCGTTCATTACTAAAAGCAGGAAAACATATAACTTGGGTTAGAGTAGCCGCGTCTTCTAAACTTAAATTACGCATTTTAATCCTGGGGTGCCTGGAGGGTATCGAACCCTCGACATTCGCTGCCACAGAGCGACGTTCTACCGCTGAACTACAAGCACCATAACCATATTATTTATCAATGATAACAGCATCTTTGTTGTTTGTCAAGCTTTATCTACTCCGAGCCGCAAACAGCCGAACATCTTCTCTTGTTTCAGATTGCACCTTTTCTAATTTTGCAAGCTCTTTATCAATTTCTTTTTCTCGTATTACATTTGTCTCGTCTCTATCTTTATCAAGCCACGGTATGTCTTCTAACTCATCATACAATGCTTGAATTTCTTTATTCAATTCAGTGTCATAAATGTCTTCGTTGAACAAATCTTTCATATCAACTTGAAAAACTTTGTGTGTTTTTATATTGTATCCGTATACACCAATACCAGATTCTTTGGCAAGACTAGACCATATATGTTGGGCACCGAGAGATTGATTAGCACAAGAAATTAAAATAAATGATTTTTCTCGAATCAAAAATGCATATATCTTTGTTGGGAGATTAATTCCTCTGTATTGCTCGTCAGCAGTAATCAACTGTGTTTCAAAACAATTTGATGCTCCTTTAGTATAATGAGACAATTGAATTAATACAGCAGGTGTTTTTCCATCTATAGCAGTTATTAATCTATCTTTGGTTACCGGATCATCAATACCAAAAATTTGAAATTTTCCGACAGTTCCCAAAAATATAGACTTGGCTCTTTTTAACGCAGTAAACCAATCTTTCAACATAAGTTTGAAAGAATCACCGCGTGTATTCATATCTGTTGTGAGTTCAATTTCAAATATTTGCATACCAATATTTAGCAAAATTCTCTTGACAACATTCAACAGTAGTGTTACTCTTAAAATATAGAGGCATACTGCTATGAGCTATATTGATCATTTATAATTAGTAATTTATTACTAAATAAAACGTGCCAGAGATTTGGTACAAGAGGAAATATATTGAGCTTACTTGCAACCCTCATTGTTATTGGATTTTTGTTATGGATGGCAAACAAATATATTCCGATGGACGCAACAATCAAAAAAGTTATGAACATTGGTGTTAGTATTTTGATTATTGTATGGTTACTAAATGTTGTTGGAGTATTAGGTGCAGTTGGAACCAATTCCAATATTGAATGGTCACAATTAAGTCAGTGACAATTATGAGTCAATATAGACTCAGCTTTGACCTATGTGCAGGTTATCAAAGTTTTTGAATTTTTGTTGCACACCATTAATATTAACGAGGTAGTTACATAAGGAATTATGAAAAAATTAAATGATATTTTATTTGCAGGAGCGGCGATAGTAACAGCAGCCGCTTTTTTGTTTATTTCGGCGGCAGCACAAGGACAAGTAGGTGTTGAAATTGGCCGACGAGGGGTTGGTGTTGAAGTTGGAGCGCCAATAAATGTTGAAGTTCAACCAAGTTGCCCATATGGTTATTATGCCACGGCTCCATATGAATGCGCTGATGAAGGATATTATGCACCAAGTTATTTCTATAACGGAATATTTTTAGGTGTTGGCCCTTGGGCAAATTATGGATATGGTCATGGTTGGGGCGAGCATCGCTTTGATGGTGGCCGTGATGGACGTGGCGGTAGATACAATAACCGCGATGGACAGCGTTCAGAAAGCAAAGAACGCGGAAGACAGCAAAGGAATTC